TTCTTTTGTTGCCATATTTATACATATCGTAACCTACGATAGGGAGGGGTCTTATTTTAATAAATTTTTGAAAAAGGCGTAAAACTTTTTTACGAAGTTTTTTTGTTCGGGTTTAATTTTTTTACGAACCTTCTCAATATATTTGGGTGTAAGTGTAAATGCTGGTACGTCTTTATTTATTTTTGCGATTTTCATTGCTTCTTCTATAAGAGCAAATTCAACTGGGTAAGGGTGATAGTAATCTAGTCTTACTTCTTCACCTTTTTTTATGTCTCGGGTAACATTAACAACTATTTGTCTCTGTACCTCTACAACATCAATTTTTTCTGTATCTACAGATAATGCTTCTAATGCTTCGGCGTTCACTTGACCAACAAGCATCGTCATCATTTCTTCTGCTGATATTTCAAACGTATCACCCTTTGGAGTAATAAATTTCATTGTTTTATTTTTTTTTGATTTTTTAGAATAATTAATTTGTACCGTATAATCTTTCTTTTTTAGTTCACTAGGTTTTTTCATAATTATTTATTGTTTAATTCTCCTCGTTTAATTTTTTCTAATAAATTAACCATGTTTTGTATCATCGTACTTTGAGTGTCAAGAACTATTGCATTTACACATGTTCCCCATTGCGTTTCCGCAAGGATTGGAACTTGTTGAGCGCAATCTTTCATTAACTCGATGACAGCACTTGCATGCTCACTTTGAGCAAGTCTTATTTTTCTTGATTCTAAATTTTCTGTGTTTGACATATATTTTTATATTAGTTATTAATTTCCGGGAAAGAATCCTGATTGGCCATTGGCTGCCCGGCCCATTGAGGCATCAACTGCTGATCCCATTGGCGATTGTGGACGAGGAACCTGATTGTCTCCCTTTGGTGTAATTAAATCTTTGTTACTAGATACTCCCGGTGTGTTCTCCTTATTAGGAGCAACAGTTCCCGGTGTTTGTGATGGAACTCCCTCCATTTGAGATGGAGAAAGCCCAGCCTGTTCTTCAATTTGTCTTTGTACATCTGGCGGAGCATGTTGATATTTAAGAGTTTCTACGGGAGCTGGCGGTGGAGCAGGTTGCTCTACTGGTTGAGCTGCAATAATCTCGTCATACATATTTTTAGGAATGTAATCGAAAATATCTTGTTTCTGAATAATCATAAGTTGTTCGAGTGTTTTAAGCTGAACAGATGCAAGCGCAGGGTCTTCTTTTCTTGCTGCAAAGATAATATTGAGCTGATTTGTAATAGCAGGGAACAGCGCCATATATGTTTGCTTTTGAATCTCCATAGATGGCAGAAGCATTGAATCAGGATCAATTATAAATTCGTAATAGTCTGATTTGTGTCCGTATGCTTCAACTTCTTCAAATAACTTCCTTGCTGAAATAGTTCGAGTAGGAACGTCTTCTTGAATGTCTCCTTCTGGAGTAAAGTCAAAGTTCATCCGCATGTTTTTAGATGCAGCCGCGACAATACCTCCTGATGGAATACCATCCTCTCCAATAACTTCTTCTGACTCTACATAGTAGTCAGGATTTTGTTTTTGGAACTCGATAAGAGATTCACTAGAGTCAAGCATAAAAATTTTATCAAATGGAAGAGTTTGTTGAGTCCAACTTGTAAAGATATTCGCATCCGTCTGTAATCCGTCCACCATTGAGTTTCTTGGTGGAGTTAACCGGTTATATGCGGCCTCTTTCATAATTACTGTTGATCCAAGAGTACTTTCTGTATCTGTACCAGCAACAATGTTGTTGATACCTGTGTTTTCCTCGATTGCATTTTTTTGTTGCTGACCAAAAGCAATTCCTTGCTGAACATTTCCTTTTGTCTGAACGACATCAATATCAGTCCCTTTACTCTTAGGATTAATAGTATTAGGAGAACGTACATATGTATTTGAACCATTTTGTACTTGCGTTCCAAATATTAATGGGTGAATTTCAGCTTCTACCTGAAGCGCGTTAAGAGAATTGATGTATGTAAACAATGCTGTGTTACCTCGCATCAATTCATAAAGTCCCACTCCGTATGGGTCATTAAGATCTTTTGCGAAACATCGAACAACTACGATTGAACCATGACTGTCATCGTTTGGTAGTTCGCCATCGTAGAGAATAAGTTTACCACAACAAATAACGTACCTATTAGAAAGAACATCTTCGTAGTACCCAATAGTTACACTAAGTTTTGCTTTATCTTGGTTTTCGTCTTTAGCTTCTTCTGAAGAATTACAGTATTCTATTTTTGCTTTGTTTTCTTTAGTATTTGCTTCAGGATATTTTTTAAAAAATTCTTCTGTTAAAATATCTTTTTCATAATACACTTCTTTTTGTGACCAGTGGTCTGCATTATTAAATCCTACACCAAGCCATGTTCTACTAGGGTCCATAGGTTCTCGATACACGTCATCAAAGAGAATTTTCTCAACTCCTTTACGTTGTACTGCAACTCGCTTTGGATATACACGCCAAGCAGCCCAACCGCAAGTAAATAACGTTTGATAAACTAGAGACAAAGTATTTTTCCCATTTGCTCCGTTCATTGACCAACCACGTCGCCATAAATCGTAAATAAGTTTTGAATATACTTTGTCGTCAGATTCTACTCTTGCATCAGGAACTTTCCCTCCTAATACTGAAGTCGCAATTAATATTTTTGAAAAAGCAATAGGCTCCACAGATGATGGAACTCCTGATTGGCTTTTTGCGCTGTTTCCATTTTTTTGAGGATAGACGTTCATATCATATGAACCATTATCCATCTTGTTATAAACAACCATTGATCCCCAACCGTTGTCCTCTTGTTTTTTTTCTCCATAAGAGACCTCTGTGTTAACAAGGTTTTCTTTAATTTGTTTATTTAGTTTATCAAATCTTTTTCGATATTGAGAATCTTTCATTTGTTTCTTCTTCGTGTAAATGAATTCAACACTATCTTGTTTCTTTTTATCTTTTACAGATTTTACGATTTTATCTGCTTTTACTTGGTCGTAGGATTCGGACATAGTCTTATTATCAGTTATTAGTAATATTTAGTCAAATTATTGGTTGAACATTAAGTTCGCTATAGAGCTTCCAGCTTGTTGATTATCTGTTTCACTCCATTCGCCTTCCTCTTGTAATATAGCATATCCAATCGCCCCTGCCATAATTACATCATCGTTTTTACCTGCCAGCGCTTCTGGTTTTCCTTTTTCGTTTCTTAGAAACGTAACCATTTCATTTAGTACAGCATTTGGAAAGCCTTCGTTTTTCTTTAGGAACACTGCTTTAATCGCAGCCAATGAGAATGGCCTTGTCGCGCTTGTAGTTTTCCAACCAAAGAACTTTGTGATCTTTTTAGTAATATCATCAAATGATTTTCGGTAGTATAAATTTATATACCCTAATTTATCAAGACCATCGTTTACCCAAAGCCCATCTTTGTTTACTTCAATTCCTAGCAGCGCCCAGTTAAAAAATTTTCCAATATTATAGGCTTCTCCAATAAATTCATCTGGTGGAACTTTTGAACTATAAATAGCCGCACAATTCTTTGTTTTTTTATTTATAACGTAGAGTACTTGCGAATCGCCATGCGCTAGACCTTCCGCGGTATCTCCACCAATAACATAGCTCATTCCTTTGATAGGCATTTCGAATATCTCAAGCGCGCCAGTAGAAACTTCTTGGAAAGAATGTTTGCCTTCATTATCTGCAATCATTTCTCCCTTGGTCCCGACCATAGGTTTTTGTAGCATAGAAAATACTTTACTTGTAGGAAAATAACTTTGACCTGTCGATAGGAATGCTTCTTCGGCTGTCGTTGGATATTCTTGGTTGAGTTTTTTAACAGTATCAGTTCCGTTACGACCTCCAAGCTGTAAGTACTTCATATAGTAGTAAGTAATTTCTGTATCAGAAAGATTATGCTCTTTTTGGTACTCGCCAAAGTCAATCTCGCCTAGTTCCATTTCTGAGACAGGGATATCTTCCTCAATTTCTTCCATTTCCATATCATCGTACTGCCAATTATAGAAGTGAGGTAAAAATATAGCCTTTGATTTGGTCGGAGATATTTTATCTCTTGTCGCCCACTCTGCTTGAAAGATTTCATAGAATCTTCCGGCCATTCCCTCCGCGGTTGACTCAATAAAGATAAATCCACTAGTCGGTACAGCAAGAAACGCTCCTTTTTCTACCTCATCGGCTCTTTTTGGAAAGTCAACGCACATTTTTGCGTATTCCGACACATGCAAATAGTGAAATGTTCCCCCACGCCCAGATGTTGATACTTGAATAGCTGAATATGACTCCTTGTCGTTTTCTCCAGCTGGTACAATCTTTATTTTCTTTGCAGAGTTCCTTTCCATCTTAAAAATTGCATCCTTTATATGCTCCGGCATGTTTCGAATAGCAAAATCAATCTTACGATCAAAGATTTCCGCAGCATCTTGAACCTTGTGCGCAATAATTAGCCCTTCTCGGTTTTCGTTAAACAATATCTCGTCAGTAATCCACAAATCTATAAACGTAGTAAATCCAATCTGTCGAGATTTTAATATAATGTGCCTGTGAAAGTTTTTCTTTGGATCTTTATTGTTGAGATACTTATCAAA